ACTGAGTGGCCGCATATATATCCTCAATATCCTCTAAAAGCCCTGGGCGGCCTATTTGAGGCCCCATAGACTCTATTTCTCTAGCTAGCTCTGGAGCTGCGCCGCGGGCTACAGAGGACATCCTAGAGGCCGTCATAGATGGATCTAATAAAGACTTAGGCATTTTATCTTCAAATTCATGTAACTTAGCTAACTTTGAATTTAATTCTTTTAATTCTGGAGCAGACGAATTAATCATATTTCTAACTTTTCCGGCAGCTTGTCTGGCCACACTCTGACCAAATGAACCCGACCTTGTAATCTCTCCTGCCTTTTGGAAAGTCCCTTTGGACATTTCATATAACATCTTTTTAACGTTATGAAGATCAGTAACACTCATTTTTCCAGTCGGCGAAAGCTGATCAACTCTACCAATAATTTCTTCAATTTGATTATAGTCAGCGGGATTAGTCACTTTATTTATTTTAGATTGCTGTTCGAGCAGAAGATCTCTAATTGGCTTAACTTTTACCTGGAGTCTTTGAGAGTATTTAGGGTCATTTAATATTTTACCCATAGCTTGAGACGCATCTCTTTGAGCCCCTCGAAGTTCACTCATAAGCTCTTTTCTGAACTCCACTGGAGCATCGTCAATATTATCAAACTTTTTAATAATTTCATCGACCTTTTTACCTCGCGCCAAATATATATCCATTGCTTTTTTATTAGTTTTTGAAGCCGTAGCAGCGAGTGTTTTTACAGCCTTTCCTAGTGGCTTAGCTGCGGCCTTTATGGCAGGGCCTAAAACTCGACCTCCCATTTCAGCAGCAGCCCCGCTAACCCCAGACTCTAGCAATCCTCCATATAACTCTTTTCTTGTTTTTGGAGACTTCCCAACTATGCCCTGTAAAGATTTTCCACCTGCCGCCCCAAGACCAGCTCCTATGGCTGCCCCCCCTGGTAGCGGGGATAAAAATCCAGCTGCCCCGCCGATCACCCCTCCAATGGCTGGTAGTTGTTCCTTTACGGATTCGCCTAAGCCTTTTGCAGAAAAATCAAAATAACTCTTAGATTCTTTAGCGTTAAGGGGAGACCATTCATCTTTACCAACTTTCTTATACACAGTCCCGTCCTTAGCCTTCCTAGTAATTGGCTCCCACTCATCTTTTCCCACGCTTTTATAAAAAGTGCCGTCCTTAGCCCGTCTTTCCATTATTCCCACTCAATTTCATTGGTTTTTAATTTCATAGGCTTAACATCCCCAGGTCTCGCAAGGTCATGCCTTTTGGGCCCTTTCCCTGGACCATGAATAACATCCAAATAACCGTTCTGAAGTCTTTTAAGGTTGTGTTCCAATTCTTCTTTAGTTTGAGACTGCTCGAGATTACCCATAACGGCCTGTAAAAATCCAATCTCACGTTCTGAAACCTGGCCTAATGCTCCGCCCGTTGGTGACGACGCCCTCATTTTATTTAATTCATCAAAACCAATGTTCGCGCGAACAGTGTCCAACACTTTTGACAATTGATGGGCATCCGTTTGTGGTATATAAGATAAAGCACTCCCAATAAAGCCAGTGGTGCCCATTTCGTTCTGAATAATATTTAAAGCTCGATCTATCTCACCAGAGACTAATTCGGCTTGTTCTTTTTTCTGTGTTTTTCTTAATTCCTTTTTCTCAACATCCTCAGCTCGTTTAGTTGCAGCTTTTTCTTGTTCTCTTAACTCTTTTTGTTGAGCTAATTGCAGCTTCTGTTGATTGATTAAAAGGTTTTGCTTTTTAATCTCCTCATCAGTCATTAGCCCCTGACGTCTTTTAAACTGGCCACTTAATATGCCCCTTTCCAAAAGCCCTGGTTCAGAAAGGTCAGCCCCCGCTGGAAGTTCAAATTCTTTGCCAACAGCCATCGCAAAGTCAGCCTGCTCTCTTAATTTTCTTCCCTCTTCAGCTACAAGCTTAGCCTCTAAAGCCATCCTTTTAAGCTGTCTATCCTCAGCGTCTTGATACCCCTGAATAGCGGCAGGAATAGCTTTTGCAAACTCATCTAATCCACCAGTTTGATCATAAATCTTAATAGCCATTTATAAACTCCCAGCCAGGTTCCCAGTCCCTTGACCTATCTGATAACCAGCAAATGCACCCTGTGGCCCACCAGCAACACCACCATAGATAGCACCAGCAATACCTAATACATTACCAAGCACACTAGCCCTAGCTCTCTTCCTATTAATTCTATCTGCATACCTATTCATATCCACTTGATGATTGTATTGATATTCAGCAGCAGTAAGCCTAGCTGCATTGTTTAGCCTACTAAATCTATCATTAATAGCCTGGTGCTTTACATTAGTCTCTAAGGCCTTCATTTCATTTCTATAAGTTTTTAAAGCTCTTCTATCTACAATATCGTGAAGCATTTTATTTTCTAAAGCCACACTGGTTTTCTTATCAGGTGGAGTAAGAGCAAAAGGAGCAGTTAAACCACCACCTCTATACTGATCAGCTAACTCATCAGCTCCAAGCATGGCATCTTCGCCAAACCTGGCAATACGCTCACTTTGTTCTTTTGGTAAATATTCTAAAGCAGCATTTTCACGAGGACTCGCCATCGCTTAACCTCCTAATAATCCACTAGAACCGCTATATTGATTCTTATACATTAAATCTCTATAATAATCATCAGCAGCATCCTTGCCGTAATAAGCACCAATGCCATAACCAACACCACCGGCAAAACTTCCTAATGCTCTTCTTCTCATAATGTCATTTTGCATACTAAGATCATAATAATCCTCAGCCTGTTGTCGTAATAACCCTTGAGTCTCTAAATTAGTGGCAGCAGCTTCTTGCTCTTTTTTTCTAGCTAATAACTCAGACTCCCTACCAATATCTGCTTTTTGCTGGGCATACTCAGCACCGACTTTACCTCTAAACTGACCTATTTCTTTTCTAGCCACATTTGAATCTAAAAGACCACGCCTAGCAAATGAAGACGCTATCTTTTTACCACCACTTTCTAGTGACTCCTCATATTTTGGTAAAATGGAACTGACTCTTTCTTTGGTGTATTGAGGCAGATTCTGCCTAAACTCATCAGCAGATTGACCAAGCAAGCTTCTTAACTCATCAAACCTAAATTGAGATTGAGTGGCATTAGAGATCTCTTGCCCTTCACTACCACCAACTCCTACATATTCTGGTGTACTCATCTATAATCCTTTATAAAAACTCTAATACAGCCGTCCCTGCTGCATCTGATCTTAATGTAATTTGTGTAGATGTGCTAGCATTAGAACCATTATAAATATTCATAGCAGCACTGCTACTAAGCTTTAAATAGCCTCTAGGGACTCTTTTAAGCCCATGATTTATAATAACATCAGTATCAGCAGAACTAAAGACCACACTAATAGGTCTAGGTCTAATATTACGGCTAAATTCAATATTTCCATTCACCACAGATAACACAGACTGAAAAAATAACTGAATATACCTAAATTTGTTATTATCATCTCTTATCTCAGTAATTTCAGGGCTTGCGGTAATATTAGACATTATACATCCCTTAAGTAACGTCTTTTAACCGTATAACCATATAATGTAAGTGGTAGGCTTGCTGAATTGTGTATAAACTTATAAGCACTTGATTTACCCTGCACTCCAAAATCTTTTCTAGTCTGAAACTGGTTTTGAAACACACTAAACGTAGCTTTTATAGTTGATTCATCATAGTTTCTATAAACCTCTACATCAATCTGGCCAGTAACTCCACTAGCCTCATTAACATCAACAAATAATTGTCTAAACATATTCTGGACATTATTCCCATCAGGAGCATCAAATTTACCAAAAGCTAAACAAGTCATCCCAGACCCATTATCAGCATAAAAGCTAGGGCTAAAGTGATGAATCATTCCAGACTGATCGCCAAACCACATTCTTTCCCTGTCTATGTCTTGCTTAGCAAGAGCAAAGCTCGATGCATTAAACCCATCAAAAAATGTCCAAGCATTTAATAAATAATCATACACAACAGTTAAGTTGTTTTCCGTACTGCCATCAACTGGAATACCAAACCAAATTTGGTTCCTTAACTCATTATGTTCTGCCACGGCATTTTCTAAAGCTGCACTAATATTCATTCTTCTAAATGTAGGCTCTACTAATTGAGATATGATTCTCCAATCAGCTCCATTATATTCTACAATTCCTTCCTTATCTAAAAATAAGAGCTTATTGTTATACTCAACTATTGTCTTATTACTTAAACACCCATAGCGTCTTGAGTTTTCAATTAATTGCAGTGTTTCTGGATTTTCCTCATCCCCTAAAAACCTATGGAAGCTATCTTTTTTAAAGATAATCATTTGGTTTTGAAAAGTTTTAATACCTGTAATTCTATCACCATCATTGGTATTAACTGGGAATATACTTTCAGGCAGAACTATTTCTGGCTCTGCTTGACCAAACTCATTAATATTAGTAAATGCAAAATCACTAGGAGCAAAGCTAAAACCTGCCATATAGATTCTATTATTTAGTAGCTCTATATATTTTGGTGTGTATGTGCCAGTAAAACAAAAAGGCTGTCCACTAAAACCAATGGCTGCGGTTAAGGCATTACCATCATAAACATCAGGGAACTGAAAATCAGCAGCACCGATTGTAATAGTATCGCCAAGGCCAGATGTAGGTATATAAGTAATAAAACGCATAGACTCAACACCAATACTTACACCAGCGACACTAGCTCCATTAAAAGAAACTCCATAGGCATATAAATAAACGCCAATGGCAGTCGCTCCAGCTTGGGAAGTATTAAACCCATTAGTGGCAATAAAAGATGGACCAGTTTGTAGATCAAGCGTTACCTTTGGTGCGATATTAGAAAGTGGTCCCTCATAACCATCACTACGCAAATAGGAAAGAGCTAAAAATACTTGGACAAAAGTTCCGCCAACAGACAAAAAGGCTGCGTTATCAGTCCCGTCATTGTCAAATGTAGTAATACCCATACAAGGCATCATATAAGGGTAAAGACTTGATCCAGTCCAACTTAAAAAAGTCTCACCATTGCACGCCCACAGCCTATCTTGAAAAGTCTCATAATCAAAAGGCTGCCCACTACTATAACCACCGCCAAGCTCATTAAACGTACCAGCAGATAAGTAAAATAAACCCGTATCACTGCCAGCCACTAAATAACTAGCTCCTGTAGTTTGCTCAAACTCATATAATGAATTAATAGGCCCACTCGTTCCAGTGGAAACCATAGACGTATAACCATCTCTTTTTGACAGAGCATTAGGCACATTAAAATCCATATTCCTAATATCAGACCACTGAGAATCTGCTAGGCGATATTGTGAGCCTTTCATATTTACGCCACCAAAATTATTATAATGCTGTTTTCTTAATTTATTAATGGCCACTAAAACGCTCCAAATCCCTCTGGCGTAGCTACAACCATCCTTGGTGAGTCGACATTTCTATTCTCGGCACTTTCTTCCATCATTCTTTCGTAATAAGCCAATTTTGATTCAATTGGGGAGAGCGGTCTACCGTCTCTTAAAAAACCATCCCTGGCAGCTAAGATAGCAATATACTCATGGTAGTCCTCTGGAGCATCTGGCACATCAGTATCTAGTGACATATCAGTTACCCTTGGTGCATACCAAAGCTTTAATGTTTTAACTTCATTAGGGACTGGATAAAGACTAAACGAATCTTTATTAATAACATAATTGTAAGGTAGGCCCTGATTAGAGCCACCTCTAGCATTGTAATTTGCTACGTCAATTTCGTTTCTGGTCAAAGGATATAAACGTTCTGCGCTCGCTGTTTCGCCCGATCCTTGTGTAACGCGTTCTAACCGCATGAGTTTGACGAAGTCCGAAGGCAAAGCGTAATCTCTTTGATTAACGACTGTGTCAGTCATTACACATATTGTATAATAATCCTCACCAGCTTGTAATAATAATTTTTGGACTTCCCTTTGGGCTTGATTTAGAAAAGTGTTCATCATTGTGTCTGTAAAGTAGCCACCCTCATCATCATCTAACCAATATCTAGATAATGTACGCAATTCTCCTAAATTCATTTAAAGCACTCCTTTGCTTTAACAATTACTCCAGCCTGTAGCTGCAATAGCTCCACAAGTGGTGTAACCCGTACTAACACTTGCGCCAGCACAAATTGTATAACCTGTACTAATAGGATCAGCACAATAATCATATAGCCCTGGCCATAAAAAACCAAATGAAATAGGACCAAGGCCAGACAATGTTGGCACCGTACTAATGCCCGCAGCAAGACCTATATCCGCTTGCACTGTCGGCTCGAATATAGGATTTAAAAAAGGTCTGGACATAGCTTTATATTATCATAAACCCATTGACTCAACTATACCTTTTGTGGCCTTTTCCCAAGAATAATCGTCTAGACTTACATCAACCTTTTTCCATAATTCATTTTGAATTGCGTCAACCAAATATGTAGACCACTGAGAATAAGTCTCATCATCACAAGCATCAATATCAAGCACACGGCACATATCTTTTTTAATGGCTTCACCAAGAGTATATTTTAAAGCACCCATATTACGCACCAGAGGCCACGTACCGGCACACAAAGCCTCCATAGCAGTGATACAGCTAGTTTCTATAAAGTCCGCAGGATAAAGCCATACGGCACTCTCACGTATATGTCTGACAAGCTCTTTTTTACCCACAAAACCATGATATTTAACAAAATCATTATCCTTTACCATCTGGTCTAGCCTATCAGCCTCAGCCTCCATACCCATCTTTCTCATATTCCCAGTACCATAGAATAAATGAAGCTCTAATTCTGGCACTTGATTCCTAGCCCTTTTACATATCTCAATTGCTCTTTCCCAGCCTCTATCTGGACTAGATGAGAAAAACACTTTGGTTGGATTCTTAGGCACACCTTGAACTTCTTTAAATAATTCAGGGTCTATACCATTACTAATCACATCAATCTTATCTTCACTAACCCCTTGCATATCCATTACAAAATGCTTGTGAAATTCAGTTAAACACCAATACTTAGTATAATTATCTTGAAATTGACCGCCTGGAGTTACCAAATCATGTGACCAAACATAAGTAGGAGCCTCAGTTAATTTAACAGAATGCCTCCAAGCTATGTGAGCTGCTGGCTTATATCTTCTAAAATATCCCTCTAACTTGTCTATAGGATGATATTCCACTCCACTTGGCATAAAATCACTTGATTTTCTTTTCATAAATACTTTTACATTACGACCAGTCTTTTTCTTTAAAAGTCTTGCCACCTCTATACAAGCAGTCTCTGATCCACCCATACCCTTTTGCTTTAAAACCAATTCATCCCAATCAGAAGTCACCACATTAGGAGGTGTTGATATAACAATATCATCAGTTTCAACCAAATCTGTTCCACGTGGAACAATTGAGGCCTTTCTAATCTGCTCAGCTTTTGCCTTAAACTCATTTGCAGCAGGATGCTTACAAGACTCTAAAACCTCAGCCTCACCAAGCGCACTTTGCCAATCTCCCCTTGATAAATGTATCTGTGCTAACTGATGCGCTGGGTACTCCTTTAAAGCCGTAGGGCTTGTGTAAATAGCTCCACCTAATGCATTTGGTGAACATTTCTTTGCAGAACTATAAAATATCTGAGCAGCATCAGGCTTTTGCAGCTTTAAATAAGCGTCCCCTATACAATTCCAAAACTCAGCCCTGCCAGGATCTAATTCCAAACCATTCATAGCAGCCTGCTTTGACTCTAACCACTTGCCACACTGACCATAAGCCATTGATAAATACTGAACACCCATGACTCTATCATGCATCTCTAATGTCGATGTGCTTACATCCTCTGTTAATACTTCCTTTAATACCTGAACAGCCTTTATAAACTCACCAGCCTCAAATAACTCCTTACCATAGTAATATTTCATTCTAGAGCATAACTCATCTTGCCTATGAGAGAATAAACTTAGATTCCTAGATCTATCTGCTTTTACATCATCCTCAGTCCGCTTATGCCTTATATCCCACGTACCTATAAACTGAGTATCAACCTTTCTACCAGACTCATTAACTAAGCCCTCATGCACAAAGTATTTCCATTTAAAACCATGATTATTCTTAATCACACGCTCTCTAAAGAAAGTACAAACCGGATTCCCATTAACATCGAAAGCATATAAATAATTAACTAGCCACTGATGGGCACAATGTAATGAATGGTCACGCCAATGTAAAAAACCTTTCCTATTATGTAAGACATCATCGCCATCTACCCAGCATATATAATCTATATTCTTATGAACCTGATCAAAGCTAAATTGCCTAGCTACTGAAAAGTCATTGACCCAATCAAAATGACTTACATGAATCTCACTTTCTGCAACATCTCTAGCATTTTGTGATTTTAAAATATCTACTGTATTGTCCGTAGAACCTGTATCAGTGACATAGATTTCGTCAAAACAACCTTGTACTGATTCTAGTAATGGACCTAAATTATGAGCCTCATTCTTAACAATCATTGCTAGCGCAATGCTTGGCCTTGATTTCATAGTTACCCCCCATAAAGAGAATATAACTATGTTCTATCTATCGTGCTACCATTATTCGTAATGGTGCGGCTTGATAATGTCGTATTACCAGATGTGTCTTTAGTAGCTAATACTCCACTAGCAACAGTATAAGTAGATTCGCCTTCAAGCCAATTTCTAACACGTGATAAAAAACCAAAGACCGTTGTTGGTGCAGTAGATGTATCACCAATGGCATCCGACGGTGTGCCTATAGATGCAGATAAGCCCAGTATAAAATCACTATTACGATCATCAATATCGACTGAACCAGTAATATAACGGTCAGTATCGGCAAGCCCTGTCGTAGCACCGTCAACAATAAAGTTAATAGATCCTTGAGCCTCATAAGAAAAAGTATAAATCCCTGTCGAGTTAATCTCGCTAATAGCAGGAGCCGTAGTCGCACTCCCAGCACTATTTAAAAAACTTGTAAACGTAGGAGCTAAACCAGAATTATCCGATGGATTGCCTGAACCAAATACTAAATAATAATTTAATGCTGACACTTAATTGCTCCCTCTAAAATGACCACCACTAATTAAAGCAGTGGCCATAAACCCATAGGAGTAACTATAGGTAAGATTATTAATAACTCCAGCTCTTAATATCTTGCAAAGCCTTAACTACCATTGAAACCTGTAATTGGTCCGCAGCGGCGTTAGCTCCAGCATGAGTAACTACAATCTGATCTCCAGCTTGTAAGCTAGTCGAACTAAAACTAAAACTCTGTGGTCCACTTGTTCCAACAGCTACCAAAGACAATGCAGGCCCTAAAGGAATCTGAGTCTCACCAGCACCAGTTACAAATCTTTGAATCTGTAGCTGAGCCGTTGGTGATCCAGAAAGCCCCTCAGCACAAGCCTTTGCACTTTGGATTTCCATCTCATGAGGACAATGATAAAACTGATCACTTGTAGCAGTTACAGTATCCTCAATGTTTCTTGATAAGTCTCTTTGTTGTTCTGAGACATCTTTACTTCTATTAACAATAGCCATGTTAAATTCTCCTTATTTATTTTTAAACTCTCGATTAGCCTCAAAGCGTCGCCTACGCCTTTCAGTCTTATCCATATTCGCAGTATTAATATCACTCCATGATTTTTTAATATGTGAATACTGATCTGAAAGCCACGACTCAGCGTTATTTAACCAATCACGTTTTTTAGACTCCGCTCTTTTGTCAGAGTCTCTATCAAGTTTAGCAAATAAGTCCTCATTGTTCCATACATCATGATACTTTAATCTCTTAATTAAGACTTCTGATCCCCAATCCCTGGGAATGCCATTACTCAACCAATTATGAGTTAAAGCACAAACAAATTGAGGAGAGTCCATGACAGTATAATAAGTATTACTATCATCTTGAAAAAACTTAACAAAACGTTTGCCCTTCCTTAAGACTCTAATTGTACCATCACTGCCACGCTCAGCGTATAGCTCATGATCATGGGCCTTAACCACACGATTAATAAACTTAGTCTGAGAATCTCCCCACTTTGCTTTCATAATATATCTCTCAATTACGGACTAACATAGTCAGTAACAACCGCACTACCAGAAGCCATTTCGTTAAACAAGTTAGCGAAAAGTCTTAAACGAACCTCTAGTTCATCACTCTCAGGCTGTGCAATATACATAGTTCCTGTTTCAGAGGCGAACTCTAGTTCTTTCTGAACATATTTAACAATGTACTTGTCATCTAACATAAATATTCTTGGTGGACAGTCCTTATCAGCAACCCAAGGCATGCCATTCCACTCAAGGTAGTATTCACCTTTACTTGCAAAACCACCATCACCTTCAACTGTATTAACATAACGTTTATCAGCAGTTAAAAGTTTCTGGTACATTCTACGAGACGGAAAGTCTGAATAAATTGCTTTAAGTCTTGCAGCTCCACGTCTTTCAGCCTCATCTTGAGCCTGTTGTAAGCTATCAAGGTCTAACTGTGCAGCAGATAAATCAACTACGTTACCCTGAGTAGATGGATACAATGAACGATCTACGTTAAATACTGTAGAAGTTCCACCGTCTAACTGAGTTAATAGCCCTTGAATCTCCTGACCAAAAGAATTAGCTCTTACAAGAATATCATCAGCACTTGCCGTTAAAGCAGGTGTAACAGTTAAAGTAGCTGTAGTATCACTAGGACCACCAGAACTAATTGCACTAACAGTAACACCAGACTGAACCAAAGAACCACCACTATCATAAACGTCAAACACCAAACCAACATCAACAAACTTTAATGCAGGCTCGGCATCTTCACGACCTTTAATAGTGATAGATGTAGAAGCAGCAGCAGCAGCGTTTAGTCTCGCTAAATCACCAGTACCATCCCAAGTAAGCTGTCGGTTTACATCAGATTTAAGGTCATTATAACCTTGCTCTAATTCATAAGCAGCAGCTCTAACAAATGACCCAACATCTGATTGAGAAGCAGCAATCATAGGCCCAGTAACACCAAATCTTAGGTAATTATACTTAGCCTGAATAATTGCTTGTACTGTAGTTTGACGACCAATTGCCGGTAATGTCCCACCATCACTGGTAGCGCCAATACCTTGATTTCGTCTTACTTTTAACGGACGAATAACTTGCTGACCTGACCATTTATGTTGGCCAGACTTTGCAGCTCTATAAACTGGCAAGTCTTCTGATAATTGATCTATAATCGGACCCTGGTAATAATTCTTTAGCTCCGCCAAACCAGAGGTCACATTTTGAAATTCGTTAGCCATTTCAAAATCTCCTTATTTTGAAAAGTTAATAATATTAACGGCCACCTAAATCCTGGATCATTTGCTCGGTAGCATCATCGAAAGTCATTTTCTTTCGCTCTCTACCAGGAGCTAAACCACCTGGACCCACATCAGCAGCACGTTTCCCCTTGCTGACCTGATCTTTAATCCTAGACTTTTCATACTCGGAGTATTTCTTTCCTCTAGCATCATGATCTAACCTGAATAACTTATCCCAATGAGCATCTGTCATTACAAAATCAGGATTATCCCTATTTGCCTCAACTATGCGTAAAGCATGGTTATTAACAGCATCCTCATCAGCTAATGGATACTTTTCACTAAGTGTTGAAAACTTAGCATCAAGCTTCGCTCCTTCAGCCTGGACTCGTTCTTCATAAGACTTTTGTTCATATTCCTTTAACTTATTCTCCATAGAATTAAGCTTTTCTAGGAGAGAGTCTGGGAGTGACCCTTCGTCTTCTTTTGGTCTAACTTGCTCAGATTCCTTCGTCTTGGCCACGCTGTTCACTACCATATCCACAACCGCATGGTATTTTTCTGGATACAGCTCCTTGAATCGTTCAGCCAACTGTGGCGATCTGCGCACGTTTTCTAAATCAGCACTTAAATTATCTGCGAATTTTCTTTCCTCTGCAATAGCTTGTGACTTTTTTGTGTAGTCTTTTTGAAACAAAACAGCCTTTTGCAGTTCTTCTGGTGTGTACTCCTTGCCCTGCCATACAAACTTATCAAGACCATCTATGTCCACAACATCACTTGTAGTTTCTGTCTGGGCGTCTTCTGTTTGTTGGTTATTTGCAGCCTCTACTGCCTGCGCTGCACCCTCTGGACTAATATCCGTATTTGTATCAGCTACATCCGTTGTAGCTTCTTGATCTGACATAATCACTCCTATAATTGGTTAGTTCCTTCTACGCCGCGCTCAATGCGAACACGAGTTCTTTTTTCAAGCCATAACAACGCCTCATCTAATTTTGTAATAGCTACTGCATTTTCTCTACATGGATACTTCTCATTCAAGCCTTCTAACATCGATCGTGACTGGGAAAC